AACCAAGCACCGCCACTATTGGGAGCAATATCAGGCATCCCTGTTCATGCGGCTATCCCCCGAAGCCGTCCATGACTTGCAGACCATCCTCGTTGCACACGGCCGACCCAATACGAATTGGTGGTGTGCCGACTGCGTAAAATCTGCGCTCTCCTACATTTACGAACAGGCGGACCAATTCGCCGAAGCCAATCAGCATACCGTTACCCATGCCCTTACCAACACCCCAAGCGAATGAAACCAGCGACCAATTCCTCGGTCGTTGTATGTCCAACGCCAACACCACGGCAGAGTTCCCCGATGCCCAGCAACGGCTTGCCGTTTGCGGCAATCTTTGGGCCAACCACAAGCGGCAGGCTTTTGAATCCTATGCCGACTACGGCGAAGGGGTACGCAATAACGCCAAGCGGGGGATTGAACTCAACGAGCGGAATGGCAACAAATGTGCGACCCAAACAGGCAAGGTCAGGGCGCAGCAGCTTGCCAGCGGTGAGGCCATCTCACTCGCTACCATCAAGCGGATGCACTCCTACCTCAGCCGTGCGGAAACGTACTACGACAACGCAGATTCCACTTCCGACTGCGGTTACATCAGCTACCTGCTTTGGGGCGGTAAGGCTGCGTTATCTTGGAGCAGAAATAAACTTCGGGAACTTGGCCAGCTCGAGGACTAAAGACAACCAAGAAGCCCAAGTGCAGGCTCGCATGGATTCGCTCATGATGGTCATAACGACCCTCTGCGAATGCATCGGAGCGGTGGAGGAATCCAATGCCCCTAACGCCTATGCGGTCAAGATGAAGATTGTGGACAAGATTGACGAACTGATCGATAAAATTGAATACTGATGCAACGAGTACCCATAGGCACAATCAAGAACAACCCGAACAACCCAAGGGTCATCAAGGATGACAAGTTCAAGAAACTCGTGCAGTCCATCAAAGACCTACCCGAAATGGCCGAGGTTCGCCCCGTTGTGGTCAATACCGATATGGTTGTGCTTGGAGGCAACATGAGGCTCAAGGCCATGCGTGAGGCAGGATGGAAGGATGTTCCGATTCAAGTCGTGGATTGGGACGAGGACAAGCAAAGGCAGTTTATCATCAAGGACAATGTAAGCGGAGGGGAGTGGGACTGGGAAATGCTTGCCAATGAATGGGACACCGAGGAACTGCAAGAGTGGGGTCTTGACCTGCCCGACTTTGACAACGCCAAGGAACTGGAAGCGGAGGAAGATGACTACGAGATGCCTGACGAATTAAAGACCGACATCGTGCTGGGCGACCTGTTCGAGATTGGTCCGCATCGTTTGCTTTGTGGGGATTCAACGGATAGCGATGCCGTCGCAAAGTTGATGGATAATAAAAAATGGGATTTAATGGCAACAAGTCCTCCATATAATCAAGGTGAAAGCAATGGAGACTTGATGCATACAAAAGGGCTTGGTGTTGGCAAAAAACAGGCAAGCCTGTATAATCAAAAGAATAGCGACAATAAAACATCCGAAGAATACTACAAATTCTCAATAGATATACTGAAAACTTCTTTTATTTTTAAGAACGATGAATCTCATTCGGTCTGTTGGAATATCGCATACAATTCAAAAAGTCGAGACGATTATGGTAAAATAATCTTTTCAAATGATAATCCATATAGAGTAAAAGAGACTATTATTTGGGATAAAACCCACTCCATAAATTTGCCACAAATTGGGATATATTCAAGAAGATGTGAATTTGTTTTTGTGATGAGCGGTAATGATAAATACAGGACAAGCCAAACATATAATGATTGTCGTTGGAATTATTGGCAAATAAAATCAGCGGGGTCTCAAATAACTGGAGAGAGCATAGAACATAGAGCCGCATATCCCGTTGAATTTGCGTCTAAAATGGTTGGTGATTTTTCATTGGAAAGTGATTTAATCTATGAACCATTTACAGGAAGTGGAACCACAATGGTCGCATCCCACCAACTCAACCGCAAGTGCTACGGCATGGAACTTGACCCGAAGTACTGCCAAGTCATCGTGGACAGGATGCTTAAACTCGACCCGACCTTGGAGGTCAAGAGGAACGGCCTGCCGTACAAAACAGCCGAATAACAGCCGTGAGCAACCCGATACCAAATAACAAGCCATTTGAAAAAGGGCAGTCAGGCAACCCCAACGGTCGCCCACGCAAGTACGTCAGCACCCTGATTGACCAAGGATACAAGCGGTCCGAAATCAACGATACCATCCAAAACATGATGGCCATGACCTTGGAGGAAGTCAAGGCGGTTTGGGACAACCCAACGGCAACGGTCCTCGAAAAGACCATCGCTTCGGCCATCCGCAAGTCCATTGAGAAGGGAACGCTCTACTCGATGGAAACGCTGCTATCACGGGTGTACGGTCAACCCAAGCAGGAGGTCGCTGCAACCATATCGCCTCAACCAATTTGGCAGGGCGTAAAACTACAAGTTGACACCAACAACAACGGCAATCAAGATTGATGGATTCCGCAAGAGAGTCCGAATAGTCCAAGGCGGTTCATCGGCAGGCAAGACCTTCGCCATCCTGTCCTTGCTCTACTCCTATGCAGCCAACCCCGAATGCGGACCGCTTGAGATTTCAGTAGTTTCCGAATCCATCCCTCACCTTCGCAGGGGTGCGCTCAAGGACTTCCTCAAGATGCTCAACATGACAGGGCTATACCAAGAGGAACTTTACAACCGAACGCTGCTACGCTACGACTTCCCGCATGGCTCCTACATCGAGTTCTTTTCCGCTGACCAAAGCGACAAGATGCGAGGGGCAAGAAGGGATGTGCTATTCGTTAACGAGGCGAACAACATCGCATGGGAAGCCTATCACCAACTGGCTATCAGGACAAGGACCGCCATCTACATCGACTATAACCCAGTCCGAGAGTTTTGGGCGCATACCGAATTGATGCACGACCCCGATGCGGAGTTCCTGCTCGTTACCTATAAGGACAACCAAGCCCTTGACCCTGCCATCATCCGAGAGATTGAGAAAGCCAAGACCAAAGCCGAAACCTCTGCGTACTGGGCGAACTGGTGGAAGGTGTACGGCCTCGGTCAGGTCGGGACGCTTCAGGGTGCGATATACGAGGACTTCGAGGTGGTGGAGGGTATAGATGTAAGCCGAGCTAAATTCGTTGCCCTTGGGCTTGACTGGGGCTTCAGCAACGACCCTACAGCATTGGTCGCTATCTACCGCCAAGGGGACTGCCTGCTGATTCAGGAACTGCTCTACGCTACGGGCCTGACCAACCAAGACATCGCACACAAACTGCGGTCGCTGGGGATTACAAGGGCTTGGGAAATCGTGGCGGATTCAGCGGAACCGAAGAGCATCGAGGAAATCTACCGCCTTGGCTTCAACATCAAGCCTGCCGAAAAGGGTCCCGATTCGGTTCGCAACGGGATAGACATCCTCAAACGCTACAAGTTGCAGGTCACCAAGGATAGCACAAACCTCATCAAGGAACTACGCTCCTACACCTGGGCGACCGACAAGGAGGGAAAGAACACGGGGGTCCCCATTGACTCATTCAACCACGCCTGCGATGCGATGCGTTATGTGGCTCTCAACAAATTGAGGGTAAGCAATTCGGGAAAGTATGTTGTGGTTTAACTTTACCCCCATGAACCTCGAATCCTTCCTTGATTTGCTTTTGATTTTTGGCAGATTCGCCCTGTTATTGGTCTTGCTTTTTGCAATCGCTTCCCTATGAAACTAATCCACTACTACCACGTTTATTGCGGAGGCGGCGGCCAATGGCAACTCATCATGAACCAGCACATGATGGCCCTGTGCAACTACGGCTTGATAGAACGATTGGACGAGATTCGGGTCGGCATCGTTGGTCCACCAGAGCAGAGGAAGGCGGTGAAGGAAATACTTGACAATTCGCTGATAAAAGACAAGGTAAAGGTTGTCGTTACTCGTACCAACGCATGGGAGCAGGCCACCCTGACCGAGATGTACAAGGCAAGCCAAGACGAGGATGCCGCCTACCTGTACGCTCATACCAAGGGCAGTTCCGACCCATCACTGATAAACCAACTTTGGTGCAGGTCTATGATTTTCTTCAACGTGGTAGCTTGGGAGCGGTGTCTTGCCGAACTGCAGAACGTAGATGCCGTGGGAGCCTATTGGCTGACCAAAGAGGAATTCCCTCAAATCGCAGACCACAACAACCCTGACGGTTACCCTTACTTCGCTGGCACCTTCTGGTGGGCCAAATCATCGCATATCCGCAAGCTCGGCGAACCCGTGAGAGAACACCGCTGGCAGGCCGAGCATTGGATTGGCAAGGCCGAGGGGATGACCGTGTACAATTCATGCAAGGGGTGGCCTGCACCCGATAAGTTTATCATCACGTTTTAGCCATGCAAGACAAAGAGTTGATTGACATCCTCAACGAGTTAGACCTCAACGGTGCTGACTACGCTGGAGGCACGGACAAAGCCAACGGCCACAACTACACCAGCACCTACGCAAGATTCCTCAAAGAGATGCGAGCAGACCCCATCAACTTTGTGGAGATAGGGGTATGGCATGGCGGCTCAATGGCGATGTGGTGCAAGTATCTACCCAAAGCCAAATTCCTGTTCTATGACATAGCCAACCAAGTCAAGCCAAAGGCAGACCAGCACATCGATTGGAACCGCTCTCACCTGCACATCGCATCGGCGTACACTCCCCAAGCGGTGCAGTATGCCAAGGATTACTTCAAGAACGGCATCGACTTCCTTTTGGACGATGGCCCTCACACGTTGGATTCCATGATTGACTGCGTGAAATTGTACGCACCCCTAATGAACCAAGGCGGCGTGCTGATGATTGAGGACGTGCAGTCCAAGGATTGGTTTCAGCAACTTTCAGCAGTCGCACCCAGCGGAGTTTTGTTCGAGGCTATCGACCTGACTGCATCGGGGCGATACGATGACCTTATCGCCGTGTATCAGTTTTAGCCATGAAGATTCCTGTCATCATCAACAACCGCAACCTGCTGACTTGGCCCAAAGCAATGGTCAGGGATTTGAGCAAGTGGGAGGGGATTGGTGACATCTACATCGTGGATAACGGCTCGACCTACGAGCCGCTGTTGGACTGGTATGAAACAAAGCCTTGCGGGGTGATTTATTTGAACAAGAACGTGGGCCATCAAGCACCATGGCTTTGCGGATTGGTGGAGCGTCTTGGCTCGCAAATGTATGCGGTGACCGACCCCGACCTTGACCTCTCCAAGACCAGCAGGCAGACCATCGTCAAGTGCGTGGAGTGGTTGCAGATGTTTCCTACTGTGGGCAAGGTTGGTCTATCCCTACGCTGGGATGACGTGCCACCACGGTCATCGTATTACACCCACGTCAACACCTACGAGGCTAATCGTCAGCAAGGGTCAAGGATAGTGAATGCGGCCAAGATTGACGTGCCTATCGATACCACGTTTGCAGTTTACAACGTACCCAAGTACTTCATCGGGGGCGTGTCATTGCTGGAATCGGTAAGGCATATTCCTTGGTACTATTCCGAAAAAGAACGCAAGGCTGACAAGGAGTTCAGTCAGTACCTTGCATCGGCATCGGCGGCATCGTCTTACAAAACCTTCCTGAACCTATGAAACTCCAAGACCTGACCATCGACCAATTCCAGCGGATTGCCGCTTTGGAATTATCCCCTGCCCTGAACGATGCGGACAAACGATTGGGCGTGGTTGCGATTGTTGAGGGAGTGGATGTCGCCATTGTCAGGGATATGCCTGCCGCTTCGCTAACCAAACGCTACAAGGCCATCATCAAGGAGTGGAATGAACTGCCTGCACTCGCCTACAAGCGTAAGTTCAAAGCAGGGGGCAAATGGTGGATTCCAACGGTGTTCACGGATGAGTTGACCGCAGGGCAGTTGATTGACCTCATGGAAATGAACACCACGGATGAGCGGCAGTTGGTCCAGAACCTGCATCGCATCATGGCGACCCTATGCCGGGAGGCGGGTTGGTTCGGTTGGTTTCCCAAGAAGTACGATGGCTCTGCCCATGCCGATAGAGCCGAACTGCTGAAGACCCACGCCAAGGTCGGCGATGTTTGGGGGGTGGTCAGTTTTTTTTTGCTAAGTTCCGAAAGCTATTTGAAAATTTTGAGCGACTATTCCAAGCACCTGACGAAGGTGGCGAAGGGCCTGTAACGAACCCCCTCGCAGGCTACGGTTGGCTGATGGTCGTGTGGAGG